AAAAGAGTGGTTTGATTTAGGTACAGCAATATTAGAGACGTCTTCTGCTAAAAAGTTTTATGAAATAGAAACTTTTGGTGTACAGAAGAGACGCATGAAAAGTAGATTAAGTGGACAATATTTTGGCCCTTATTATGATACTTTATCTTATAATATTCGTGTTACTGATCCTAGAATACAAGACTATGCTCAACTAACCCGTAAAGTAGAACTAGGATTACGAGTTAGTGTAACTAATGATAAAAATAGATTAATTTTTAGAGAAGGTTATAAAACGTATTTTATTGATCGAGGTATTTTAGGATATGAAGATACAAGAATCCCTATTACATCTACTAGTAGTTTTAGTGATTTCCCTGAAGAATTTGTTGATAAAGATCTTGTAAATGCTTTGAATTGGGCAGCTAAAACAAAATATAAAATTGATGAAGACTTTTATGATTTCACTCAAAAACTTTTATATTTTGAAGATGACCGAGGAAAAGCTAAATATTATAATGATTTGAATGAATATAAAAAATATATCAGTTCAAGAGGTGATGCATACGAACGTTTCAAAGCAATGGACTGGTTAAGAAAAAGTGGTAACTCATTTTCTAATCATCCATTTGTAGATCATAGAGCACGTATCTATGATAGAGGCCTTATTGGACCACAATCAGGAGAAACATTTCGTCCATTCTTGAATACTGCTGAAGAAAAGAATTTTAGTCCTGAAAATTTTAGAAACTTTCAAGATCAAATTGGTTCTTTCTTAGGTGGTCTTAATGATAATTTTGAAGGTAGATATAATTCACTATCAATAACAGGTCGTCAGAAAATTGCTGAAAGACTTCGACCAGAACTTGTAAAGATTGGTAATCAGATGTTAAGAGGTAAACCTAATGACATTAGAGCTATTCTTGAAAATGAAGCATTGCATCAAGTTGATGGCGAAGATATGGGCAAATTTTTAAGATTTGCAATTGAAACAGCTAAAATAGATAATTACCTTGTAAGTAAGGCCAAGAGTGGAATGCCCTTGACTAAAGTTACGGAATCTCTTTTAAATGAGCGTAAAGATGTTGCAGGACTCATTAAATTACTTGATGTAAACATAAAAAGCGATCCTAAATATATTGGTACAATCGATGAAATTTTGCAGTCACAAGCTGAGATAATAGAGTTAGCCTCAACCGGTAAGATTTCTAAAAATAAATTAGAAAAGGCTGTTTCTTGGTTACATACAGATGATATAGAACTAACTAAAGAAAGATTTGAGAGAGCTACGTACAAAACATATGATCATAAAACTGGAAACGTTTTGTCTGCAGAAGAAATCGCTGCTAATAAGCGAAAATTTTTAGAGAGATCAAAAGGAAATACAGATCAATACATTTCTTGGCAAATTGTAGAAGAATTAGGTGAATTCTTTGAAGAACATTTAAGGTCATTAGGTGTTAGTTCGAAAAATAAAATATATATTACAATTGAAGCTCAAAAGAGAGCTTTAAAAGTTAATAGGTTTGGTGCTGATACTATTATTAAAGATGAGTCTAGTATATATTTCGGTAAGACAAATAGAGAAGCTGCTTCTGCTGCCGCTAAAGCTGCAGGTATATCAAATGCAGAAAAACTGTCTATAGAGGATATTACCGCTAGCTTGAATGCTAAGATGACAGACCAAGTTAAAGATATTTTTAGGACTATTGCTACGGATCCATATAGCAAAAAGAATTTGGAGAATCTTCGAGGATATAGAACAGCATTGGCATTAGAACAAGACGCTTCTTCATCTGGTGCTCAAATCATTGCATTAACAACAAGAAATAAACAGTTAGCTGAACTTTCTAACGTAGTGCCTACTAATCAGAAAAGAAGACTTTATGACGAGATTGCAGCAGCTACTTATAATGATCCTCGTTTCAAGGAGATTAATAAGAAATTTGGATTATCAGAAAAAGACTTGAGAAAAGCTGCAAAAGCTCAGAATATGGTTACATTTTATGGTGCAGGCGAAAGAACAGGTGTTCTTAACGTAGAAGGTAAGCTATCTAAAGTTTTAGAAAAAGATGGCAATACACTTGTTGTAAAAGCATCTGATAGAGATATTGTATTAAATGAAATCAGTGCTCAGATTGCAAAATATGAAAGATTTGATCCTGAAACGGCTTTAGAATTAAGACAACTTAGACAAAATGTTAAAGATATATTTAACAAAGGATTAGATCCAGGTGATGAAATTATGGATCAGCTTTATTTTCTACAACCTCAAACAAAAGATCTTGTAGAAAAGATGTCGTTATCATATGAAAGAGTTGTTACTCCAAATGATTTTAAAGCTATTGCCAGTATTATGAGTGAATATCTTTCTGAACAAGTACCTGTATTAAAATATTTTACAAAGTATTTTGGTAGACTTGCAGAAGATTATTTAGCAAATGCTAAGCCTTCAAATGCCGATTTTGATTGGGTAAAAATAACAAAGTTAGCATTAAGAGGAAATAGAGATAAAGGTTATATTTTACCAGATTACATCAGTAGAACAGTTGGGATAAAGGCAAATGAACCTGTTAGAGAAAAATTACTTAAAAGATTTGGCTGGTGGAATCCTAATTCAAATTTAGCTGATATTTTATTAGGTGTAAAGTCAAACATTCCTAGAACGCATTTGACAAGTAAAACACGAGAGTATAGACGAACAGGAGCTAAGTTTCTTAAATTTGAAATTAAAGTTCCAAGTATTGATATTAAAAAGGCAGCTTTAGGTAAAGAACAAAAATTAACTGAATTTGAAATGTTTTATGCAAATAAAATGCCAAAATCATGGACTAATGTTCCTTGGGTAAATTTTGATGGCAAAATAATAGAACAAAATTTTACTCAAACTTTTGAAGAAAGGTTAATTTATAAAGATAAAGATGGTAATTGGGTAAATAATATTTTACAAGTAGCCCAAAAAACAGAGGCTTCTTGGTGGGATCAAATAGCTAACAAGACAGGTAAAATTAATGATATTGCTGATGCAACAAAGGCAAGAACAGCTTTTGCTGTAAATGGTAACCATTCTAATGATGCTGTGATTGTTAAAAGATTTCATATGTGGGGAAAAGAAAATAAAATTCCAACCTCAACAGTTCATGATGCTTTTGTCACTAATGCTGCTGATATGTTGAAAGCTAGACAAGCGCTTCGAGAGATTTATGCTGAAATGCTTAAGAAAAATGTTATTAAAATGACATTAGATGAAATGAAAGCAAGAGGTCTTCCAGATGAACTTTACGATCAATATTTAAATGAAGCAATAGAGACAGGATTAATTCCAGTACCTGGTGTTTCAAAAATAAATGGTAAAGTTTTAAAGCTAGAAGATATATTAACTGAAGAAGATATCTTAAAAGAAATACCTCAAGATTTCTTTGATGATAGAGGATGGTATGGTGTGGGTTAATATTACCCCGTTAAATTAACCCAGCGGGAGATCTCTAAAGATTCTCCCTATGAATTTTTAAATAGGATTGTATCCTAAACTATAATGAGTTGTACTCAAAGGAAGATAAAATGACTACTGAAAATTTGGATCAAGAAATTGATCAAAATACGGCTGAAGATACTCAGTTAACAGCTGAACAAAAAGCTGATGGTGATTTAATTTCAAAGCTTGTTAAAGAAGGTATTGAAGAGGCACTTAAGCCTATCAAGTCTAATTTAGACAAAGCTTATGGTGAAAGAGATCGCTACAAAGATCAGCTTGAAAAGATTGAAAAAGAAAAGCGAGAAGCAGAATTAAAGCGGTTAGAGGAAGAAGGCAAGCATAAAGAAGTTTATGAAGCAAGACTCAAAGAAGAACGTGAAGCCAGGGAGAAGCTTGAAAGACAGAATATTGAACTTACTCGTAATATAGAAGTTCGAAATTCTCTTTCTACTTTACAATTTCGAAATGCAAATGCGTTGGAAATGGCGCAAAAAGAAATTGTTGGACAACTTGTTCGAAATGATCAAGGATTTTGGGTTCACCGTTCTGGAATCTCAATTCAAGACTTTGTAAAGGCCTTCGCTGATAACGACGAAAATGCTTTTCTTTTCAAAGTTAAAGTATCTTCAGGTGGTGGTAGTACAAGTTCTACTAGTATTCCTGTTGCTGATGTTAAAAAGAAATCACTCTTTGAAATGTCACAAGAGGAAGTAATAAAACTTGCACAAGAAGGCAAACTAAGAAAAGCCTGAGTGCTTATTGAGGAATTTTTAAATGGCCGTTATTACAAACCTTTCAGGTGCAAGCAACTTTGTACTTCAGGAAGCTCTTGGTGGTTATTCTGACGAAGCCTACACGACTGCTCGTAAGCTTTCGGGTACTGGCATTGTAAGTGGTAACCCGCAAATCGTAACTGACACTGAGACCTTTATCGGTCAAATGCGTTGGTTCAAGCCGTTAACACCTACTATTAACATTGCATCATTAACTGATTCAACTGATGGTTCAGGCACTACATATGCTTCAGATTATCTGACATATGTAAAGACTGTTCGTACGCATGGTGCAACTAAAGTTAATCTTCAGCAAGTTGTAACACAACAAGATGGTCTTGCTAAAATCGGTCGTGATTTTGGTGAAACTCGTGCACAAGATGAGCATAATGCTATTCTTTCTGTACTTCGTGGTGTTGCTCTTGCAGAAGCTCTTAATGGTGCTGCAGCTGGTTCAGGTGCAACAGGTCTTGGTGGTCAAACATTTGACAACGATCCTACTGATAAGAAGTATGGCTTTTATGTCGATCTTGGTTCAGCAAAAGCTGTTATTAATGCTACTACAACTGCTCAAGGTGCTGCCCGTGCAGAAGGTTTCCTGCAAGCTATTGGTATGGCATTTAAAGATTATGAGCCGGAATATGCTTATCTGATTACTTCGCCTGAAATGATGGCTTCGTTACGTTCTGCAAACCTGGTTGATCAAGATCGTGTTGTTGATGGTAACATTATGTTCAACACAATCTTCCAAGGTAAGTTCCGTCTGATTCAAACAAGAGCTTCACAAGGCTTTAGTTCAGCTGAACTTACGAAGATCAACACTGGTGCTGGTGTTGATATCGTTGGTACCAAGACAAGCTTCATCGTACTTCCGGGTGCATTAGCAATGGAATCTCTCATGATTCCTGAGCCTACCGAAATTGAAAGAAAGGCAGCTGCTTACAAGGGTGGCGGTACTACTTCAATCTGGTATCGTTGGGGCTATGTATTGGCTCCGGCTGGCTACAACTGGAATGGTGGCACTGCTGCGTTCCCGTCTGATGCAGAATACATGTATGCTGTTGAAGGTAGCACACCTAAGGCGCTGGCTTCAGTTGCTTCTGGTACGCTGGCTAGCACGACTGGTACATGGGCACGTAAGACGAACTCGGCCTTACAACTTGGTATTCTGCCTGTTTTCCACTCTTAATGTAAAATGGGAATACACTTATGCCAGTTATTAAGGGTACCAATTCTTATGCAACTGTTGCTGAAGCTGATTTATACTTTGCAGATAGATTAGATGTAACAGCTTGGACAAGTGCCGATTCTACTCAAAAAGGACAAGCACTTATTACTGCTACAGCTATTCTAGATGATCAAAGATGGATTGGCACAGCTGTAAGTGATTCCCAAACTCTTTCATTTCCTCGAGATGGTGAGTATTTTGATCCGCGAGTTGGAGCTTCTGTTCTTTTAGAGGGAGTTCCAACTCGTATTCTTACAGCTGTTTATGAACTAGCATACCACTTACTAAATAATGATAATATACAAGATGATACTGGATTAGTTGATTCAATATCAATAGGTGCAATATCTTTAAGTACTATTAGACGACCTAACTTAATACCAGGAATTGTTAAAAGAGCTATAAGACCTCTATTAGATGTTGGAGGCAATTATAGTTGGTGGAGAGCTAACTAATGAGTTATACAAAATTAATTGATAATTCACTTAAATTAGCTTTTACTGCTTTAAAAGATTTAGCAATTGATGGAACTTTTACTAGGACTAATACTACATCTTTTAATTTTCAAACAAATACTGCTAGTAGCACAACTACTTCAGTAACATCTAAGATTGTTATTACTGATATCACAAAGAGATCAGAAAATAAAAATTCAAAGATGAAACAATTGTTAGTAAAATCAAAAGACATTGGAGATATTAAAGCTTATGATAGTGTATTAATTTCTGGTGAATCTTGGCGTATTGGCCCTGTTATAAATGATTCGGGTTTTATTTA